GGCGTTTGTTGATGCGTTGTAGTCGTCGGGCCGGATGATGTCCGGCGATGACTCCGCGTCGGTGCCAGCCTTGAGTTGATACGCGCGCGGGCCGTCGGTGGAGTGGACAAATTCGAGGTAGTATCCTGCCGTCTTTGTCGTCGTCACGATGGCATCGAGCGCCGTGGCTGCTCCGCCGGTATAAGCGACGGTGATGTTGTTGAAGTTGACCACTTCCAAGTCGGTCGGGAAGTTTTCCAAGCCGGTGCTTTGGCCGGGGTTGTTGCGGATCAAGTCCGCATAGAAGCTGGCATCATCCCGCACACAGGCCGTCACCGGCTGGCTTGCGACTTCCTCCAACTCCACTTCGAACGTCACGGTTGCGGATGTCGCCCCGGCTAGGATGTCGTCCACGCCTGCGGTGGCGGCGGAGAGCGTCCCTTGGAAGTAGTCGGGGATTTTGAGGTTGTTGCTGGACGTGGCAATGACCGGCACGTTGCTGGCCTTTAGGAGAGCCTGAAACATGACTTCGTAGCTGCCCGCGCCCGACTTGCTGATCGCGACATCCGTTGACTCTATTTCCGTGTGAACGGCAAAAAGCGCAACCATTTCGTCCGGCGTGGCGTTGTACGGGATCGGCCCAACCGTCTGCGTCGCCGCCACGCCACCGGTAGTGCTAGTGACCGCCAACCACACGCCGCCGTCGTATGCATCCGCGTTCCAAGTGATCGAATAGACCTTGTTCGCCGTGCTGCTGCCGCTCTGAATGACCGTGCAAGCCACCGACACCGCGTTTGGCGTTGTCCAACCGCTCGCACGGAGCAGCGGATACGCTTTGACTAGTTTCACCTGCCATTTCTCGTCCAGCGTAGCGCTGCCGTTCTGCGTGTTGACGATGACGACAGTGGATCCGTCCGGTGTCAGGCTCGTTGCCGTGCCGGTGATGTCGGTCTGCGCGCCGGTTGCGCCGTAGTCAATCGTGTATGGCCCGCCTGCGTTGCCGGTGACGGTTGCGGCGGTGAAGCCGGTGAGGCTGGCGCGCACGGCGGTCTGGACGGTAGCGGCGCTGGCGTTGTAGGCCAGCGCCGACGTGGTGCCGCCCGCGCCGCCCGTGAGCGTGAACGTACCGCCGGTTGGCGCTGCGTCCACGATTCCAGCGGCGACTTTCAGCGTGGCGATGCCGGACGTGGCGACATAGACGAATGGGCGCGAGCTTGTCGTGTTCGGATTCGTCCTGAGCAGGTGGAACCGGCAGGCGTAGGTTTCATCCCGATAAAAGACCGGCGCGCTGGCCTGTGCGTCCTCGGCAAAGGACATCACGAGCGCCTGCGATGGCACTTCGGCATCCAAATTGATAAAATAATCGCGTTTTGCCATGTGGTATTAGAGTAGCTTATGAAATTTCATGCGTCAATCACATTGGCGTCTGCCATGTCGGCGCGAGTTGCGCGCCCGTGGCGGCATTCCAGATCGGCGTTGTGCCGTCGGAATATGGCCAGTAAGCGAGCGGCGTGAATGAGAGCGTCGGCGTCATTACTGTCGCGCCAAACGGCCAACCCTGGCCTATATCACTGACGTAAACAGTCACGGATCTGCCGTCTATTGTTGCCGAGAACGGAGTGCCAACCGCCACCGTGCTGATTGTGAATGTAAATTTGTCGTCTGGCGGAGTCGCCAGCAGGTCTATGTAAAAGCTCAGTGCGAGCGTCACTGTTGCCTGCGCCCGCGTGCTGGGCGGGACGACTGTAAGCTCAGGTCGCAAAATGGAAAGATCGGAAATCGTAAGCGGTCCGCCACCGTGTGGCACCGACGGGATACAATCTCCGCCAAACGTGATTGTGCTGTTTATTTCCGATGCGCCGCCCCATTGCGCGCCTGTCTGGATTGTTGAATCCAATTCGCCGCCCAAGTAGCCGCCGCCGGGTTCGTAGCCGCTCTGCCATGTGCCGGTAAATGTAACCGTCTTATTAGGGTCAACCGGCAGATCGAAAACGAAACTGCCAGAGATTGTCCACGTCCGCACGCGGTAACGATACTCCCAGAGCGCGTCAATGGAGTTGTCGGTAAGCCCGGTCGTCGCGAGTTGCGCCGTGCTGTGGTTGGTCTTGGTAAGCCCGCGCGCTCTCATACGAGTTGCGCCTTTGTGGCGATAAAGTTGTATTTCACCGCGACGCCGTTTTCGTTGACGTAGAGCAGCACGACGTTTCCATTGTCCGGCTCCGGGTTGCGCTGCGCCTCGGTGATGATCGAGTTCAGGCCGTTCACCAATTCGTTGATGTGGCCGCGCGTGGTTTCAGTGCCGCCACCAAAGTCCGCAACGGTATTCAACTGTTTGACTGCTTTTTGCCAGCTCATACGAAGAAGTTAATTAGACCGTTGGCAAGATCGAGCGGCACAATGCGCGCTTCGTTGACCTCCACGCACTGATACCATAATCCGGCTGGCGTGAAGCTGAATTGCGTCGTGATAACCTCGATCACGCCGTTATAAGACTGCACTGTGCCGACAGGGACGAGCGACGGTCTGCTGCCACTGTCCTTCAATTCGCGCCGCCAAGTCGCGCCTGCAAATAGCTGGATGCTTCCGGGAAAGCCGTTCCTTGCCACAATGCTGATGGCTTCCTCGGTCAATTCGAGATCGCCTTTGAACGATTGCTTCTTTGGTCTGCCGCGCCGCACGTAGCGGATGGTGGTGGACGGCGCGACGTAGGTGATGTTCGCAACCGCTCCGGTGGATGTGCCGAGCACGTCGCCGATATATTGAAGCTGAACCTCCTGCGTCTTGAGCACCGTTTCGCGCACTGGCGGAAGGCCGATGCCGCTGGAATTGGTGCTTCCTTGGATGCCCTTGAACTGCACCGACACAGTGGCGTAGGCGCGATCAATATCAACCGAGTGCGATTGATGCGAGAGCCAGTTATATTCCGAGTCCACCTTTGCGCGGTTCTTGGCGTAGGTGGCGAGAAACGCCGCAAGCAGCGATGTCTTGCCCTTGTATTTGCGGACGAGCGTATCCATGCCCCACGCATCCACGGTAAGCTGCGAGCCGGGTTGAAGCGCGAAAGTGTTTGTGCCGACGTAGGTGGTGCTCATTTTGGCAACAGGTCTGCGATGGCTGCGACAAGCTCATCAATGCTATCCTTGGCGAGCATGGCCTGAACATTGTCGGCGGCGGCTTTGTCGTGCTTTGCTTCCTGCCATTTCTGCATCCCTTCCGGCCCCCACACGCGCTTGTCCGTTCCTGGTAAAATGCCGCTCTCAATTTCTCCACCGAGGCCGCGCCTGATGCCGGTCATTCCGCCGGTCTTGTCCATCTTGTCTTGCCAGCGTTTGTCTTTGCGTTCCTCGCGCCGTGCGGCATTGCGGGCGCGCTGCATGTCGAGCGGGGACTTGCCGAAGGTCGCGCCCTTCAATGCGTCGTAAGCCTGCCCGCCCTGTGCAATAATGGTGGCCCTGTCCGACTGTATCTTTTGTTCCGCTGCTGCCGCTTCACGAATCCGCTGCGCGTTGAACGCTTGAATGTCGTCCATTCGTGCCTTCTCGTTTTCTTCATCCTCGCGCGCCGCCTCCGCTGCCATAGCATCGCTCTGCTGGATTTCATCGAGTTCGCCATCCAATATCTCTTGTGCAATTTGCGCGGCGGCATCCGCTCGCGCTCCATCGCGCTGCTGCTGATCTGCGAATTGCCGTTCCTCCCATTGCTGTTGTGCCGCGAGCGAGTCTGCTGCGTGCTTCTTGTCCAAAATATCTTCCTTCTGCTTAAACTCCAACTGGATTGCCACCGTCGCCGCTTCGTGAGCTTTTGCGGATTCAGTTATCCTCTGCTGTAATGCCTTGTTGTCCTTTACGGCTTGCGCGTTGTGTTGCCGAGTTGCGCCGAACGCTTCCTGCTTGAAGGATTCCGCCAAGGTAAGCGATTCCTCTTCGTGTTTCTTGTCGAGTTCCTTCAGCCTTTCCGACAGCTTCCGGTGAAGCCGCAGTTTCTCCTCGGCCTGCGGGCCAAGTTTCTGACCAACCGCCACGGCTTCCATTTCCTGTTCTGCGCCTTGCCGCGCCTCGTTGGACGCCGCAATATTGGCGTTGATTTCCTTGAGCTTTGTTGCGTAATTCGCCGCCGCCTTTTCCGCCTTCTCTGTGCCCATTGACCACGACAGGATCGCCGCGCCGATGGCGAGAACACCGCCCGCGATGGCTCCGCCAGGCCCGAAGATGGACAGGATTTGCGAACCTTGCTGCGCGATAATGCGGCTCGTGGACATGCCCATTTGCGCCATCACAGCCACGTCCTGCGCCTGCATGGCCAGTTGCCCGCCCATGTAGCCCGTGTTGCGTCCGCCGAATGCGCCGCCGCGCACGGAGCCGGTCGAGCCGCGGGACGACTTTTCCGCCGCCGCCGCCGCCTTGTCAAACGTCTTCGCGATGATGCGCGCCTTGACCTCGGCGGCGTTGGCCATCTCGTTCAGCCCCGCCTTGAACTTCGCCGGGTCAAGGGATGTCGTGAATGTTACGTCTGCCATTGGTTTCGCGGAGAATATCCGCCAACCACCGTGCCCTTTCAAGCCAATTCTCAGAAATGAGAATTAGATTATCACTTTTGAGAAATACGCGCCCGTAGCAGCTTCCCCGCTGGCGTCCGCTTCTCGTATCGGACGCGCACCTTGTCGCCGACGCACGGCAACCGCTCAAAGCTGGACTGCACCTTTCCGCACGGCTCGCCATCCAGCGACACGAATACCGAGCAGCGCGGCACGTCCACGGCAGTCACGGTGAACGTGTCGGTTTCGTAGAGTTTGTGCCGTTGGTAGCTCGCGCTTCGTCCGCCCTCGTAGGTGGCGTTGAGCGCCTTGAACACGACGCCCTCGCCTTTCGCGTGCTCGACGGTAAAGAACAACTCCAGCTTGCCGTGCAGCCCCGTGGCGCGCTCGACGCAACGGAATGGACTTACGCCGCGCAGAAGCTCGGCACGCGCCGCATTCGCCCAGCCCGTGCAGTTCAGCGGCCCGTGGCTGAGGATGTCGAAAGCCACGAACACGCCGCCCGGCATCATTTCGCCGTCTATCACGAACCGCTCGCCGCCGAGCATGGCAACAGCCACCATCGCGTCCGTGAGCGGCATTGGCTGGCCTGTGCGGCTTGTGGCGGTGACACCGTTGCCAGCCTTCGCCACGAAACAACGGTCGCCGTCCATCTTCTCTTCAGCGGCAAAAGCGTCACACGCAAAGAGCGCGTCCGGGTCTTGGCAGTCGGTGAGCAGTTGCGGTAGGATGGTCATTTGCGCGGAAATTGCCTTGTCTTGGGCAAGACGTCAATGGCTATTTTCACCGCCTGCCACCGGGCACTTTCGCGCGTGCCTCGATTTCCATTTTCGCGTGAGCAATGATGATACCCTTCCGCATGTCGGTGATGGCGTTACCGAGTGCCCGGTTGATGGCAGCACGCGCCACCTTCTCCGCGCCGTCTGATGTGCCGTCGCGAACGTTGTTGGGGTGACTCGGCGCGGTGTTATAGACCGTCGCCGTGAACACCGTCATGTTCGGCGTGGCGTGATCGGCACGCGCCGTCTTGCTTGCGTGACTGTTGTGAAACAGCGGCACCTTGCCATCCGTGAGCCGCGTGAGCGTGTGGCCCGGCACGAACGGCGCGAGCTTCTTCGCGCTGTGCAGCCAGCTTGCCGCGATGAACGCGCGGCTGACGATGCGCGCCGTGATGATGGCCTCGATTGCACTGTTGATGCTCGCCGTGGTGATTTTCGTGCCGCGCTTCGCAAGCCACGCGATGGCCAGCCCGACCACGCGCGGCTTTCCGTTCACCATCACGGCCATGTCCGACACGATGCGCTCCTTGGTGGCTTTTTTCGTAAGATGCACGAGTCCCTTCACGGTTCTGCCACGTTCTCCTTTCGCGCCGACGACAACCTGGAGCAGGTGTTTGTTGGTCAAGTCCGCGTAGCTCTTATCCTTCACGCGCGCGAGTGCGGAGAGGACTTTGTTGAATGTGTCCAGCTTGACCACCGTGCGGCTGTGCATGTTCGCCATGCTCAGAAGATACCGCGCACGGAGATTTTTGCAACGCTCACGCTTGGCCGCAACTCAGCCTTGCCGGTTTCGTCGCTGTCCAGAAACCACTGGTTGAGAAGCCGGATGCCGTCCGCATACGACAACTCGCCGAGTATCTGCGCGGGCGTGAGCGAGCCGTGGAGTGCTTCACTCAGCCGCGCGACGTAGGCCGTGCCGTCGCCCGGCGTCAGACGTTTCCCGCTGCCGGTCTGGTTGCAGGCTCAACCGACGTGGCGCGCTCCATGTCCTCGTTGACATCGCGCGCAACGGCCATAATCTCCGGGATGCTCTGCTTTTCCGCCCATGCGCCCGCGGCAAGGCGAAACTCGCTCTCGCGTTTCTCGCCGCGCACAAGGTCAAGCTCCGCGGCGGTCTTCGTGAGCACGAACAAAAAGAGCGCGTCCGATTCAAGCTGCGAAACGTCTCCCTGTTTGATGCGGTAAAAGGCGATGCGATGCGTGAAGCTGAACGGGTGAAGCGGCTGGCCGTTGATGGCAAAGCGCCGCCCCATGCTGCCGGTGTCAATCTTCGCCTTGATTTCTGTCGGATCGGGTTCGTCGTTCATTTGCTGGTTGTCCGCAGGTTGCTCCCGGTCACGTGTGCCGGAACCCAAAACCCGTCTTGCTCCTTCACCGCAAACTCCTCAATCCCGTCCGGCGTTTTCACACGGGCACGAACAAATTCCCTAGTTCTCATGCGAAGCCTGAGTTTGCCGGGCGGGAATCCGCGCGTTGGCTTGGGCTCCAGTGTTCCGTATGCGTATGCACATTTTTCGATGGTTATCATGGTCGTTTGTTCCTTTCGTTCAGATTTCCAGTCCCCAACGGGCGAGCGCATCTTTTGGTGTGTGTTCAGTGATGACGGTTACGGAACCGTCCTCGCGTTCAAACGCGACGTGCGGCGTGACGTATTTCCAATCCCCGGCAAGCTCCTTGCGGTTGCGAAGCGCGGTGGCAATGCCAAGCGCGAGTTCAGGAAGCTCGATCTGCGGCAGTGTCTGGATTTGATCTTTCGGCCCGCTCCACGCCTTGGTGAATGCTGTCACCACAACATCGCACTCCGGCGTTTTCTTAAACATCCACGTTTTCTCCCCCTCGATGTTCTGTTCCACCGCCTGCTTGGCCGACAAGCCAAGCTCCTTTAATCTCGCCTGCCGATACATGTGAACCATGCGCTGCGATGGGTAGAAAAACGGAACGCCGCACGTCGCCAGCGTGACCGCCTCGGCAAAGTCGCGCGTTGAATACGCTGCCTCGGCTTGTTGTTCACTCATTGGTTGCAAAATGTCCACTCATCGAAAATCAGACTCAGGCACAGCCCTGATAGCGCGAGAACTTGACGCTTACCTTGCGGAAACCATCCCTGCTCTGTGTCTGCGTAAAGCTGTCCGGGTAGCAACCGCCGGAGCTTTGGCCGAATTGCGTGGTGTCGTTGGCCGGGACGAACGCGCTGCCGATGGCTACGGCTATGACGCCGGTTGAGTCGGTGACTTCGCCGCTGATGCTGATTTCCGACATGACCGGCCCCGCCGCGAAGCCGATGACTTCGCCAAGGTAATTGTGCATCAAATCCTTGTATTCCGGCTTGGAATCCACGTCGAAACTTTCGAGGTTGATGCCGGTTTCGGCGAGTTCGCATCCGCGCTGGAAGCCAGAGAGATTGACAAGAGTTGCTGCCATAGTGGGGAGACATTGCCTTCCGCCTCTCAGTATTGCAAGCGGATTTTCTCAAATATGAGAAGTTTCTCAGTCGTGAGAATTACGGACGGAACACCACGCGGACAGTCTTGGTGCGTTCTCGGTTCTCCGCGCCCTCGGAATGACGACTCCCGGCGCTCACGTCGTCGAGCGCGAAGCCGCTGGCGAAGTAGGACGCGGCGAGAGTGGCGACGGCTGCCGGGGCGGTGCCGAGCGCGGTGTCCACGGCGGCTTCCCATGTGTCGAGCGTGGCACTGCTGGCTACCGGCAGGCGGATGGCAATTTCCACGTCGCTTTGAAGCACGACGGCTGCGCTGTCCGGTTTGAAGTTCTGCACGAGCGGCGTCGGTTCGCCCGCCTTGACCACCACGCGGCTCTTGCTCGATACGGTGTCACCGTCCGCGTCGTAGTGCAGGACGGGCGCGGTGGATGGCGTGGTGAAAGGCGATTGCGTCTTGATGAGCGCCACCACGATGTCCTCGATCTTCTTCTGTTGGCTGCTCATTGGATGGAGTTGTCGCCGATGGCGATGTAAAGGATGCCCGCGCGGTCGGTAATTGAGAGCACAGAGCGGGTGACGCTCGCACCCGGCAAGCCGCTCACGGTGATAGAATCGTTCTTGGCTGGCAAGGTTGACCACGCAGAAAGGAGCGTTTGCAGTGTCATGGTGGCGGAATTGCCGATGCCGCCACCGTAGAAGCCGAGATCCGTGCCAACGTCCGACACGACGCACGCCACGCCGGTAATGGCACCGATGGCGCACACGGTCGTTGCGCCAGTGGCGGCGGTCTGTGCGGCGTAAAGCTCAGAGAATGCGGTCGTGTATGCGCTCACGCACCACCTTTACCTTGCAGCGGCTCGCGTTGCAAGGCGCGATTCTCAATTTTGAGAATCCAGCCGCTCAACCTCGTCCGCGACGGTCTGCGCTGCCGCCGCCCACAGCCAGCGCGGGCGCTCCGCCCATTCAATCGGCAAGGAACGCGCCTTGGTGAGCGCGGAAACGATGTCAGCCGGTGATTGAACGGCCCAGCCGATGTCGTCCAGGTGATGCGCGATCGGGTAGATGGCCGCTCCCGCCGCCGCCAAGTCCGCATGGCCGGTGGCGATATTGGCCACGATTGGCCTGCCGCACGCGAGATATTCCATCGCGACAAGGTTGGTGCCGCCTTCGCAGCGGTTGGGGAAAAGGCCGATGTCCGTGTTCCGCATTTGCGCCGCGATTTCGAGCGCGGTGAGCTTTGGCAGGATGGTGAATTGGTGCGGTTCAAGGCCGCTCGCGAGCATTACCATGCGGTAAAGCTGCTCCTGCGGGATGTTTGACGGGTTGCGAAACTGGATAAGTTGCGGCCAGGGGTTGTGCCACGCACAGACAAGGTGCGCGTCGGGATTGGTCTTGGCAAAGCGCACGAACGCATCAATGACCAAATCCTGTCCCTTGCGATACTCGCACTTCCCGCCGCTGAAAATACGATAGCTCGAATCGCGCAATGGCACGCGCGGCACAAAACGCGGATGGAACACGTCTTCGTCCACGCCTTGCAGGAGCAGCCGCGCATTGGCGATGCCAGCCGCTTTCGCTCGCTCGACACACCACGTTGAACCGCAAAACACGGTGTCATACTGCTCCGAGTTGTCGCGCGCCGTGCTTTCGAGCGGAGACTCGAAGAACGAAAGGCCAAGCCGGATGCCTGCCGTCGGCGTGGACACCGGATTTAGCGCATGGTCGGTGATGGGGATGAAGTCCACGTCCGCACCTTGGCGCTCGGTCAACTCGAAATGCGCGGCGAGTGCGGTGCGGAGATTGGCATTGCACGTCGCCCAGCCGAAGCCGCTGACGTTTGGCTGGAATCCGCAGTAGCGCAGGGTTTTCATTTCTTGGTTGCGATGAAGTAAAAGTAGCGATCTCCGCCGACCGATGTTTCCAAGTCTATCTGCGCGCACTCCTTTACGTCAAAGCCGCTTTTCGTGAGCAGGAAATGCCATGCCTTCCAACCAAAGACGGAAAAGTGGTTCTGGTTCTGTTCATGCTGACACGGCGTATCCGGCCCCGGCACTTCCACGTAGAGCAGCCCGCCCGGTTCCAGCACGCGGCGATATTCGCGCAACGTCCACATCGGACAAACGGAGTGCTCCAATACGTGCCGCGCCCAAACAAGCGAAAAGAATCCGTCCGGCTGCTTGATGTCGTTCTGGTCGCAATGCTCCACGAGAAAACCGACATTCTCGCACGCGGCAAGGTCGCTGGCATTGATGGTGATGCCGATTGCGTGAATCTTCTGTTCAGCAAACCATTCGAGCGCCGGGCCGCGGCCGCACCCGACATCCAACGCAATGCCGCCGCGACGCATGAGCGGCGCAACCTTGGCAAGCATGGTGCGCGTGAGCTTGGTATGTCCGTCGGTGCGCGGCTCCGGGTAAGTTGTCTCCGCGATTTCTCGCAGGAACTCGGCAAAGTCAGATGTCCACTCGGTCATAATGCCTCCGAGATGCGCCGTATCGGTGTCTCCCAATCGTCGGCGGTTGGTTGCCTGTAAAGTTTGCCCTTGGGATACCACGGGCTGTCCTCGCGCTGTAACTGCCAGCGAAAGTCGGGGCTGAACGGAATCAAAATCTTCGCTGGCGTGCCGACGGCCCCGGCAAGGTGGACGCAGGCCGTGTCCACGCTCACCAACACGTCCATGCACGCGAGCATTTGCGCCGTGTCAGTCCAGTTCGTGATTTGCGGCGCGAGATCCGTCACGTTGCGAAGCTCGGCAACCTGTGGCTGCGCTGGCCCGGCTTGTAGCGAGTAGAAGTCGCACTCCGGGTGCGCGTCAATGAGCGGCTGAAACATCGTCGCAGGGATGCTGCGCGACTTGTCCTTGCCGTGCGTTGGCGAGCCAGCCCACACCAGGCCGATGCGTTTGCGAAGCAGGTTGACGTTTTCGAGCTTCCACACCGGCCAATCCGGCATCGGTCGGATGCAAAACGCCGGGGGAATGTCCGCCTCGGCCTTCATTCCGCAGTAGCCGGGCAAATCCATGACGTGGCACACGTAATCAAAGCCGTCGGTGGGGTTGAACGCAACAGCATCCAGCCCGATAACGCCGCCGAAAAGCCGGTGCATACACGGGTCACAATGATAGACGACGCGGCACGTAGGCCAGCGGCGTTTCAACTCGGCGGGATACCTGGCCATCATCACCTGATCTCCCCACCCCTGTTCGGCTACCATAAGCAGCGTCTTGCCGTCCAGCACCTCGCCAGTCCACGGCGGTTTGTCGGACACGAACGGCTTGGATTTGAACGACGCGGTGCGGTAGCGCCACCGATACTCGCGCCAGCCGCGTTCGAAGTCGCCAAAGAGCAGCGCGATCATGCCAGCGCATAGGTGTGCATTGGCCGATTGCGGATCTTGGTCGAGCACGGCATCGTATTCCTGTGCCGCGCCCTTCCAATCACCCATAAACCGCTTGGCGTCGCCGAGATTGACGCGCGCGGCGGCGTGCTCTGGCCACATTTTGAGCGCGAAGCCGTAGGCGATGGCTGCTTTGTCGGTGTGGCCTGTTTTCTCCGCAATCAGGCCAAGGTTGTTCATTGCATCAGCCTTGCGCTCCATACGCACCACGGCACTTCGCACGACGCGCTCGTAATGTTCCGCCGCTTCCACGCGATCCGCCGGTGAATCCGCGCGTCGCCCGATGCAGACTCCCACGTTGAAGTTCACGTCTGGGTCGTCCGGTACGTCTTGCAGGTATTCACGCCACAACCGCTCCGCCGTGTCGTGGTCGCCGGCGGCACCGGCTTTGTTGGCCTTGTCCAAAAGGCTCTTGTTCCGTGCGCGACCGTGCGCGTAGGGCGGCAGCGGTTGGTTTGGCGGTGGTGCGGCCTTGCGGCGCTTGCTGCTGCGTTTGCTCATGCGAATTGGTTGCCTGTCCAATATCAAACCGCGCACGGCACGCAAGCAAAAAGAAGCCCGCACCGGATTGCCGGTGCGGGCTGCGCTTTTCCTCCCCAAGAAGTTTAGACGACGTTCTTCAACCCAACGCCAACCATCGCGTTGCGGAATGTCGCAGTGGTGGAAGCCGTGAGCAGCTTGCCCTGAATGTAGCGGCGGCAGTTACGGGTGTCGAGCGCCACGCTGACATCGCCGCTCGTCGCCGTGATTGGGGCGAAGGTGGGCAGGCCAGCGGTGGCCGCGAAGGTCGTGTTGTCCGCGCTGTCGAGGATGCTGACTTGCAGCGAGTTTGCGCCGTCCGAAGCCGCACCGGCCCAAGTAAAGATGAGCTTGAGGTTGCCGATGTAGTCTTGGATGTCCACGCCCGCATAGGTCTGCGTGCCAGCTGCTACAAGCAGGTTGACGCCGGGGATGACTGTGAAGGCTGTGAGTTCGCCGTTGAGATCAGGTGATTGCATGGTGTGTGATGGTTGTGTTTGAGATTAGGTCGTGCTGATGCTGAACGATTTCGGGTGGCGGATTGCCACGTCGGTAAGCTGCTGCATCACCACGCGGATTTGGCCCTGGAGCGAGAGGCTGAACGGGTCAACGAGGACTTCGTTCGTGCTCCAGTCGCCGATGATCAGATCAGACCAGTTGCCAAAGATAACGCTTGGCAGGGTGGTGAGCTGGTTGGTCGCAAGCGCCTTGTAGCCGTTCACCGTGTCATTCTTCCAGACCGGGATTGAATTGGCGGCGGAGATTTCTGCAACGAGCTTGCTGTTGCCGCGCGTGGCGATGCTGGTGAGGTAGCCAAGTGAGCCGACGGCTGCGTTGTTGGTCGCGACGTTCGTCTCGAATTGAACCGCGTCCGCGTAGATCATCGAGTTCGCACCGGCGAGCGTGACGCTGGTGGATTTGTTCGCCGTGCCGTAGATGCCGAGCGGTTGGCCGCTGACGCCGGTGCCTTTCAGCGCGGCGAGGTCTTTGGCGATGGCGAGAACCGCCATGAGGTCGTTGCGGACGAAGCTCTCCACGTCAATCGAGGACTGCGCGAGAAGCTGCTGCGTGTAGGCGGTGGCACCGACAAGGCGGTGAGGCGTGAGCGACACTTGGCCGACGGTCTGCGCGGAAGCGGTGATTGTGCCGTCCTCGGACAGCCACGATGCCGTTGCTCCGCCAGTCTGCGACGGAATGGCGAGGTTGCCCTGTAAGCCGGTGAGCACTCGCGCTCCCATTTGCACGACGCACATCTGGTTGCGGTAAAGTTCGATCATGCTCTGGCCTTGGTTGCCAGCCTGCACGAATGCGCCCGCGGCGCTAAACACGTTGGTCGTAAGCGCGCGGTGCGCCATGACATCGTGCGGAATGAAAAAGCCGTTGGTCTGTTTGCCGAGCAGTTTGGAGGCTGCGTCGTTGCAGTCCTTTTCTAGACCGTCGAGCGGCTTGTTCGCGGCGCGAAGATTGATGGCGCGGACAATGGAGTATTTGTCCAAGTCCTTTTTCTCCATGCCAATTTCCGGCGAGGTCGTGATGGGCTTCATTTCGGGAAGCTCGGCGCGAATGACGGCGTTTTGGAAGTCCTGAACGGTCTTGCCGTCGCGAATCATTTCATCAGCGAGCTTGCCGCAATCAACGCGACGGCCCGCGATGCCTTTTTGCTGAAAGTGGGTGTTGAGTTCCTGAATGTCCGCGACGCGCTTGCGCTCGGCGGAAACCGCCTCCGCACGGGTGACTTCGATGTTTGGTGCGGGTGGTGTGATAGGTTCGGTAGGCATGGTGGTGGTCTTAGTTGTGTTGTTTTCGCATATTTGAGAATTTCCGTCAAGCGGTTTCTCATTTTTGATAGAGATTTCCAATTCGCGCAGGTTTTCGGAGCGTCCGACGCCAACGCTTGGGTCTGCCGGGATCGTGACGAGACTGCCCTCGTATGGCGTCCATTCCGTGACGCGATACGTGCATTCATCGTCCTTTTCTTCCTCCAGAACCATCTTCGAAACTTGGTAGCCAACGCTGGTTTCCTTGAGAATACCGTCCTTCACGTCCTGCCACTTCTCATTCGCGAATGCCGAGTTGCCGAACTTCGCTTTCACGACCAGTTTTCCGTTTTCCAGCCGTGTCTCGATGATGCGGCCAATGTGCGCGTCGCAATTGTGGTTGAACAACAGCGGAGCGCCTGTGGCAAAGCGTTCCAGCTTCACGCACTCGGCTTTGTGGTCGAGGATTTCCGTGCCGAAATAGCGTTTATATGGTGCCTCGCTCGAAATGCTCAACTCAACGGTGCGCGCTTCCTCGTTGATGGCGCTGCGCTCGAATTGCGCGCTGCGAAAAAGCGTTTCGGGAATTTTGATCGTCTTGCTCATCGCGTGAGAATGTCGAGGCCGCGCATGTCCACTTTGATCGGCTTGCCTTTACGCGGTTTGATGGGCTTGACGGATTTCACTGTGCGCTCCTTATTCTCATTTTTGAGAACCGTCAAGCGCAGTTTTGATAAAATTCTCATTCGTGAGAAATGGCCGTTCTCAGTTCTGAGAATTACAGCGCAAGATTGAGACGGCTGCCGTTTTTCTTTACAGGTGCGCTCGGTGCGTCGCCGTCGGTTGAGCCGTCGCCGTCCTCCGCTTTGTCCGGCTGCGCTGGCGGCGTCTCTGTGGTGGCGGTGCTGATGCCAAGCGATTCCATGAGTGCGTTTTCTTCCGCCAGTTTGAAGATGATCTCCTCAAAATCTTCCTCGCTATCGCTGTCCTCGATCTCCCGCGTGCGCGTGGATAGCTTGGATTCGATCCGCATGGCGCTGGCCTGCGCTTCCTTGACCGGTTCGACGCCTTTCCAGCGACGGCCCCGGAAATGCGGTGCGTTGAACTTGCGATACTTCGCGAGCGGGAGCGGCACCGCACCGGTGATGAGTGCCATTTCCAGCCACGCTTCGAAAATCGGTGTTTCGCCCGTGGTGATGTCGAACTTTTGCAACAGCATCCACATTTCCCGCTCGTCATAGATGCCGAATTTGCCGCTCGAATAGTTCACGCCCTCAAGGTCGTTGGCGATGATGTTGTAATTCGCGCCCGGCAGTCCGGCGCACCACGAACGGAGCATTCCCTTGCGGAACGTGTCAAAGTTGCCGTTGGGATGATTGGGGTCGAAGCCTTGGAACTTCACGCCCCACGGCAAGCCCTCGAATCCGCCCGGCGTGGCTTCCATCGTCTTCTGCGTCGGGTCGGGGTAGTCCTGCGCGGACGTGCTGCCGCCGTCGGGGTTGATGTCGCTGTAAAACCACCCCATTTTGCACGCGCTCACTCTCGCGGCGATGACCTCGGCCTCCTCGTATTTTGCCAGGTGCCGCGAGTTGCTGATATTGCTCACGCCCCACGGAGCGGGCCGCGTGCTGTCCGCGTCCGAGTAACGCGCGTAGTGCAGAATCTCGCTCGCCGGAACGCGATCATGCAGCCGCCCCGAAGTCTGCGCGTAGCCGAAAAGGCCGCTCGAATACTGCCAGTCATTGCGCTGGCGTTTGAGGAAGTAGTAGGCAACAGGCTTGCCGAGGCCCCAATCGTTCCACTGATACTCGATGCCCATGCGGATCTCGTTGCCGTTGGAAAGCGATTCGTTCAGCGCGTAGTCGCAATACTCATCGGGGACAAGCTGGATGGCGAAACCGAACTCGTTGACCTTCGCCTTTGTGTCGCGCACCAAGCGCACGAACAGCCCACCGTCGCGCGCGGTGTTGACGAGTCGCAGGTTGCAAAGGCTCACATAATCGCGCTGTCCGCGCACGTCGCAATTCTCCTTCCGCTTCCACTGCCGCCATGCGTCCTCGATGACCTTGATGGCGTAGTAATCGGGCTGACCGACTTGCACCGTGGCCTTCGCCTTGTCGAAAAGGTGATAGGTCGGGATGTCGCGGCCTGTCCGCTCGCGCACGTTGTCGAGCACGCGGTTCATGCGGCGCTCATGCGTAAGCAGCGCGGTGCGCTCATCGGCGGCATAGACGACGCGCGCCTCTGTCTCGGTGCATTTCATCCGGAGCAGGATGCCTTCCGCGCCAAACACGTTGGCGAAAAGCTCTTCGCGGTATTTTCCGAAGTAGGGGTTCTTTTTCCACAAGTCGCGCATCCGGGCGCGGAGCAGGTATTGGTTTGCCCAAACGTCCGCGTCCTCGCCAATGCCGGAAAAAGCCCAATCGCTGTTCGCCTGTCCGCGTGCGGTAAGCTCGGAGTAGGAGCGGCGCGGACTTTTGCGGAACGGGTTGAATCGGGAAAAAATGCTCATGGGTTTGTGAAGATGGGCGCGATGCAGTTGCTCCGGCGAATGCCGCGGAGCGCATCGGCGCGGCGCTTCTCGCGGATGACCTCGGCCTGGAGTTGCGTGCGCTGGCGGAGCAGCCCGCCAAGGTCTTTCTTGGTGAAGCTCTGCCCGTTAAAGCTCACGCTCTGATTCTCGCCACTGGAGAGCGCGGTGATCGCCGTCTCGATGTTCGTGAGCAACGTCTGCGCGGTGCTGGCGGTCTGCGTAGCCGCAAGGTTGGGGAGCACGTCGAGTTCGCCGGTCTTGGCAAGCTCCCGCTGGCTTGTCGCCGTCTCGGTAGCGTAGAACGCGAATAGGTAGCGGCCTGCCGTGAGTGCCGCCGTCTGAGCCGCCGTGAGCGTGAACGTGTAGGTGGATCCGCTGCCGCTCCCCGTCCAGTTCGTGACGGCGGTTCCGTTCAGCGACACGTAGAGTTTTACGCCCCACGCGGACACCGGATAATCGGTGAAGTCCTCGGTGAAAATCACGGTGTCCCCGCTTTCGATGATCGCGGGCAAGCCTGAGACTGTTTCGACTGCCATGCGCCACGTTTGCCCCATGTCACGCGACTTGGCAAGCGCGGATTCTCATTTGTGAGAATTTACTTTATCAAATCTGAGAAAGTGCTATAACTATTATCACATGAACGCGACACTCCCGCTTTGGGCTGAGTACGGCACCGCTGAGGATGCCGCGCTCGTTGCTGCCCGCGAAGATGCGGCGCTGATCGCCGCCGGCGAGGAACTGCTCCGGCGCATGGAGGCGGAGAAGCTGCGGCGCGTTGTTCAGCGCAGGCCCGCGTTTGAGCCGGTGCTGCCGGACTTCGCGATTTAAGGGGTTGCACCTGTTAACCGCCCGGTGCTCTCGTGATTGCCTCGCCATGCCGTGCCGCGCATGGACTAGCACAGCCGAGCCACGCCGAGCAACGCCGAGCAAACTGCAACCGTCACGAATGACGGCTGTGTGTTTGCCATGCCCTGCCCTGCCGCGCCGGGCCACACCCGGCCAAGCAGCGCCACGCCGAAATTATTCAAGCGCCTTTTGTGGTGGTTTCACAATCCGCCGAGCCTCCTTCAGCTTGATATTCAGGAGCGCGCGACGGATGGCCACTTTCTCAGCCGTGGCGTCGTGTCGCCGCTTTTCCTCCACCGTCATGCCCTCCTGCTTCGTGTTCACGAGCAGCGTAAATGCGCGGTCGAAACAGTCCCTTGCCCGGCGCATGTAGCAATTCCCGACGCCCTGATTGCTGGTATTCTCCACAATCACGAACTGATCGCCCTTCTGCCCGCGCCCGGTGAGGTAATAGCCAAGGTCTTCAAGTGACCGGCGGATGTGCGACACGCCAAGCCCGAAGCTCATGGTGTTACGGTCGCACTTCAAGTGCTTCTCGAAAAACTCAGCCGGATAGACCTTGCCGTAATCAATCCCGGTCTCGATCATTTCGTCCACTGCGTTTTGCCACAATGGTAGCTTGGTTACTCCCTCGGTTTCGTAGTCTTCTGTGTTCATTGGTTTTGTTGTTGTTGTGTTGTTGTGTTGTTGAAAACTGTCCGGCTTTTACCCCGGATGTAGTTGCCGCGCCCCGCCGTGCCCGGCCTTGCCATGCCATGCCGAGCCCCGCCTTGCCACGCCCGGCAAACTGCAACGCACCCGAAGATGCGCTGTGTGTTTGCCGTGCCCCGCCTCGCCAGACCGCGCCCAGCATGGCCACGCCGTGCCCACTGCCGCGCATCCCGGAGGATGCGCGGTGTGTGGACAACACATAGCCGCGCAAAGCAATGCTGCGGTCTGCCATGCACAGCCATGCAGACTGCATCGGGCGTTTCCGTCCGATGTGTGTCTGCAATGCTTTGCAAGGATTCGCCATGCAATGCCTCGCCCTAACTGACCAAAAACCGCCCAAATTTCGGACGCCAGCCGCCAATTCCGCTCAGCCGCCCCGCCAGTTCCAGCGCCTCTTTGAGCGACTTCTCCGCGACGATATTCTCGTCATACTCGATGTTGAACGTGACGCTCCATCCAACCGGCATCATGCACCGCACCTTCCAGATGAGCGCCCCGGTTTTCGGCGGCACTTTCGCCGGACACTCCAAACGGAACGCCGGGTCTGCGTAATACGCATCGAGGCTGTTGTGCTTCGCGGTCGTCTCAATCACGGCCTCCGTTTCGCTGATGATGACGGCACGATCAATGTCCTTGCCCTTCTTCGCCGCCGCCGCGCCGTTGCGGATGCAGGCGATGAGACAGGTATCCGGAAGGAAGAAGCATTTCTCCGCTTCGTTCCAATACGCCGACGCCTCCCAATCGCCGCGCTGCTGTTCGTCAGCGAGTTCGGACATGCGGTTTTCGTCGCCCTTCTTCCGCGCCGCTTTGAGCAGCGCATTGATGCGCCGCGAGTTGACCGCGAATGGATTGGCAATCTCAACTGTCTGCGGGTTCGACATGATGAGCGGACGGATTCCCGTCCACGTTGTTTTCATTGTTTTCATTGGTTTGTGTTGTTGTT